CAAGGTGGACACCTCGATGCGCACCTCCGTCGGCAACTGTGTCCCGTTAGCCTTGGCGGTGTCGATGGAGATGATGCGGTTCGCCATTTAGGGGCTCACCTGTCCCTGCACACCACGATGAACGTCCAGTCATGGATCTGGCCGTCGGACAGGGTGGCCCGGTTCGTCACCTTCGTCCGGGTGTTCGGTGTGCCACCAGAGAACCGCACCCCCGTCGCGGTCGGCTCGGACGAGTCCGTTTCCACGATCAGCGCCGGGTCGGCGGGCAGGAACTGCGAATCGGTGATCGTCACCCCCGGCGGCAGGTCACGCGACCAGTCGATGGGGTAGTCGCGGACCTCGTCGGGGTCTTTGTACACAACGTCAGGCTGGTTCCCGGCGACGAGGATCTGCCCCATAGACGGTCACTCTATCCAGTCACCGTGCTAGTGGGACGCGTCAACACGCCCCCGCTAAGCTGCCGCCCGGTTCCAGGTGGTTACGACCCGGCCGGTTGTGCCGGCGCCACATCGGCGGCAGGAGCTGCTGAGGGACCGCCGAAGTAGTAGTGGGGTGCCGTGAAGATCGACGCGACCGCCAGCGCGGCCGGATCCGAGCCCGGCGTGTCTTCCGGCGGCGCGACCGGGGTGCGCTCCAGATGCATGTGCGGTTCTTTGGAGAACGGGGTCAGCAGGCGTCCCGGCGTGCCCGAGGAATTCGTGGCGACCACGTTGTAGGGGCCGCGGCCCCACTGCGTCATCGGGATCGTGATCCCCGACAGCGTCACGGTGGTGACATCCGCGGTCACCGCGATGTCCGATGATGGGTACCATTCGATGCCGCCGAACAGCAGGTAGCCGTACTGGCGGCCGGAGCCGCCGCTGCCCGAAAGGATGCTGTCCGTTACCGGGGTCGGGCAGTCATCCTCGCCGCGGCCCGCCGTCCACACCTCGATCGCGACACCGAACTCTGTGTCCACGTCGACCTTGTCCCGCAAGCCGACCGGGTCGTCGGCCCAGTTGAGGACTTGTTCCCACCCGGAGAACATTGTGATCAGGCCCGTGTTGACCTGGCACAACTCCAGCGTGATGTTGTACCACTTGCGTTGCGGCGCGGTGCGGTCGGCGACGCACACCTTGCCCTCCGCGTTCAACTGTTCAATGTTGTTGGCGTCGCGGCGTTCCTGCGCCAACGTCACCGTGACGAACCCGCTGGTCACGATCCGGTTCGCCGGTCCCGCGATCGGCAGCCCACAGCTATTGATTCGGGTCGCGCGCAACTTGACCCCTTTAAGCAACGGGAACTGGGACATCTCTGCTCCTGTCAGTTCACGACGCGTGCGCGCCGAGCGGCCTTCGGGTGGCTCCTGGGGAAACATTAACGAGGGACCGTGCATCGGTGGTGTGGTGCTCGTACGGGCTGGGCTGCGGGAACATCTCCATCATGCGGACACGGAAGTACCGCCACGAAGCGTCGTCGGTGGAGTGGTAGGGCCGGTGGATCGGGCCGGGCCGCAGCGACTTCACGTCGGGGCCTACGACACCGCCGGCCTGGCGCACATTCCCGTAGAGGGTGCGCCACTGCGGCGGGTTGTACGGGCTCACCCCGGCGAACCGCTGCAACGTGTCGGCAAGCGCCCCCCGGTCGCAGGGAAACGGCGTGTGCAGCTCGTAGGACACCGCGTCCGGATAGCCCGCCGCCGCCAGGCACCGCTGCGTCGCCATCAGCGACTCCTGCCACCATCCCTTCACCCCGCCGCGCTGCGTCACCGTGGCCACCTGCTCCGCCAGCGGCCCCCTAAACAGCACCGGCACCCGCCGTGTCGGTCCGATGAAGTAGAAATCATCGTTCATGATCAGCACCTGATCCGATATGCCGGGATGCTGGCAGGCGAGGATCAGGTTGTTGTACAAATTGGCGCGCGGCGCCGGCATGTCGGTGTTGCCGCCCTCAATGAACTCCACTCCCCGCACCCAGGACGGTTTGTACCCGACCATCCACACCCGGCCGTGCGGCACATTCACCAACGACCGCAGGCTGAACCGCAACTCGTCGTTGGAATCACCCGGACGGACCGGGTACACAATGTCAGGGGGTGTATCACCCTGTATCACAGTTACTGGGGCGGCGGTTCCGGCGTCTTCCTGGGGCGGCCCGGCCCCCGCTTCACCGTCGTCGTCTCCACATGCTCCACGTCTTGGGACTCCGTGAACGGGGTTTCCCCGACGAACGCGTTGCTCGAGGTGGGCTGGGTCGGCCGGGCACCTTCGTTTCCCACCGCTGCCAGGTCCTCCGAGAACCCGGAGTCCCCCCGTGTATGCGTGCCGGGACTGTCCAGCAGACCGGCCTCGGCGGCGTTGCCTTCAGGAACCCGGTACCGGCGGCGGCTACCCTCCCGCGTCAACGTTTGGATCGACGCCGGGCCGCCGGAGGCCAGCAGCCGGCTCAACGCGGGGCCCTTCAGCGCCGGGTCGGTGAACTCGATGGTCGCGAAACCATCCCTGACCTCGGAAATCACACCTTCAGGCATTATCGGCTCCTCCTAGGTGATGGTGACGGCCGCGATGAGCTGCTCGTAGCCGATGACGAGTGACCGTTCCGCGACCGCCGCGTAGGTGTCGGTGTTTTGGTCGAACGTGTCCCGCACTATTACGTCGGTGCGCCACCCGTACAGCGGGGACGTCGCGATCAGGGTTTGGTCCAGGGTATCGACGTAGCCGCCGCCGTAAGCCCAGCGGTTTCCGAGCGGGGTCACGAAGTTCGGCCGGTTACCCACCACCAGCCCGAAATCTTCCGTGGCCAGTTCGGGATTCGCGTGGACCACGCCCACCGTGCCGGTGATCGCCAGCCGGCCCTCAAGGTAGCCCAGCGCCGAGCGTAGGTCAGGTTTCGTGACCGGGGTGGCGTCGGCTAGCATCCGCTCCGCTAAAGCTATCTCCGCCAGCGTGGACTCCATCAGGCGCAGGTTCTGCGCCGCCCGGGTCCGCACCTCCGCCTGGCTGGCGGGGGTCGGGTCGCATTCGTCGTAAGCCCAGATGGTGACGGGGGTGAACGGTTCGGGAATGTCGGGCCGGAACCCGAACTTCCGCTGGTTACCCGATCCGGAGCCCGGCTCGCCGCACCACGGGCTGTCCCATACCCCGACGGAGTCCTCGCCGCCGTAGTTGTGGGGGCGAATGCGGACGCCTTCGCCGAGGAACCGGGCGACGTCGCCGCCGTCCTGCACCCACGTCACCACCGAATACAGGCCGCCCGGTGACGGGTTTAGTAGGGGCGCCTCGAATTCCAGCGCCCCCAGCACCAGCTCCACAATCATTTACTAGCTCGACTCGCAGCTGATCGTCACCCGGTTGGAGATCGCGCCGGACACGCAGATCGGGACAGTGACCTTCAGCGAGGCGTTGCAGCGCTTACCGACGGCGATCGCGTCCTCGGTGAAGAACCGCGTGTACCGGTTGACCTGCAACAGTTCTTTCGGGTACATGACGCCGAGTTCGATGACCGGGGACAAGCTGCGGAACCATGTTCCTGCCGGATACAAAAGCAGGTCGACAGTGGTGGGCCACGTCAGGGTGTTGAGGTTGCCCGGCTTACCGCTGTCACGGGTCTGCCAGTCCCCGACGAACTGCAGGGCAATGTTGCGTGCGGCGAACCATGCGGATACTTCCGCGTCGGTGACGTTCTTGGTGTCGGTGCCCTCCATCATCGCGAGGTCGGCGCGTATCACTTCGGCCAGCCATGATGGTGCTACGCCTTCGATGGTGGCGTTGCGGGGCAGGCCGCGGTTGAGCCGCAGGTTTGTTGCTTCCAGCGCGGCGGCGTTGAGCAGCGCAGACGCCGTCCCGATCATCGTGGCGTCGGAGATGGTTTTCGCGGTCGACCCGGCCACCATGTCGAGGATGGTGCGCCGCGAGATACTGCGCAGATGCTCCTGCGTCACGCTCTGCAAAAACCAGGTGATCAGTTCGGGCCAGCCCTGCGTCTGCAGGATCCCGGCTTCCACGCACCAGCCGACCGCCGCCAGGCGGATCTCCTCGAAGTCGTCCGGGCAGGGAATTTCGACGCACACCTTCTGCGCGGTCGGTTCCCCGGAGCCGGAGTCCACCGCCTCCAGTTGGGTCTCCGTGAAAAACCATTCAAAATTCTGATAAATGCTGGTCAGGTCGGGTTCGACGGGCCAGCGGATACCGCCCCGGTTAATCGCCAAGTCCGGCAGCGAAATCAGATCGGAGGCGTTGGGGACGTCGCAGAACGTGTACAGCTGCTCGCTTGGTGCGCACCAGCCGCCCGCCGCGGTGAGCGATCCGCCCGGCAGTTTGCTTTCATCGGTGGCTTCCTCGATCGCCGCGACGAGGGCGTGCCCGTCCTCGATGACCGGCATGTCCCGCTGCAGCCGGGCCAGCACCTGCGCGGAGTAGGCGCCCTGCGCTGGCTTGTTGGGGCGGTTGTGGCTGCGTCCGCCGCGGACCGAGTCGATAGCGCGGGCGAGTTCGGTGAACCCGATGCGGGGCATGTCTTTGCGGTAGCCGGGGCAGGACGGGTCCATCTCCCAGCCGGGTTCGCGCCGCGTGTCGGGCGGGTTGTTGGTGCCGACCCCGGCGAACGTGACCGGGCGCCGGTCCCCGCCGGCCATCACGGCGGGCTCGGGTTCCTCGGCGGTAGCCTCTTCCGTCGTCTCGGTAGCGGGTGCATCCGGTGCTTCTTCGGTAGTGTCCTCGGGTTCCGGCTCGGCCGGATGGAGGGCATCCTGGGCGCGGCGCAGCGCCGCGTCGACCTGGTCGGCGTGCTCCAGTTCGGCGGTGGCCGCCTCCCCGCGGGCCGACGTCACGGTGTCCACGGCGTCGAGGAGCCGGTTCAGTTCGACCACGTCGTCCTGGGTGAGTTCGTCCCCGGCGGCGTGGCGGGCCTGGATTACGTTGATGGAGGCCCGCGCCTGATCCAGCAAAACATCTAGTTCTGCGACGGTGGCTGGCATGGTCTCCGGCAGCTGGAACGTCACTTCGGACTCCTGTCGAAATTGAAGCATGCTGTTATGGCGACTGATCCGAAGGCCCGCAGCCATCTCGGGAACTGTCTGTGCCACACCCTAAACTAGGGGCGTGCGGGTCAGCTTTCAGCGTTTGACGGTGCGGATGGTGCCGCCGCCCGCCCGCCGCACCTCGACGCGGGCTTCGATCGGCGACAGGAACGGCGCCGCCCCCGCACTGACCGGGGGGATTTCGCTGCCGTCGGGCAGAATCACGTAATATCCGAGGACGGCGGCGGCGGCCCGCCGCTGTTTGGAACAGCCGCAACCCAACTTAGAGCCCCGCCTTCGCTAGCAATGCTTCGATCTGCTCGGCGGGTGTCTTCGGGCGAGTGATCAGCGCTGCCCGCGCCAGCGCGGCCGAGCGGACAGCGTCGAACCGCTGGTCCTTCAACGCTTCCGCGACCGCGGCCTTCACGTCGTCGCGGGTCAGTCGAGTATCGCGACGCTCAGGCGCCGGGCCGAGCGCCGCCACCAGGACCGCCGGGCGGCCGTACTCGTCGTCGCGGCCCCGCGCCGCGAAGCCCGGCGTGTTCACCGACAGCGCCGCCACAAGTTTGAGGCCCTCACCGAAGTCGCGCCAATCCCCCGACAGCGGGGCGCACAACCCGGCCTCGACCTGCTCCGGGGATGCCCACGGGGCGGCGACACCGGAGAACGCGATCCCGTGGGCGTCTTCGAACACCCGGACCAGCGCCCAACAAGTGCCGGTGTGATCGTAGTGGGCTTGCGCCGGGATCCCGGACAGGTTGCCGGGGGCGTGCCCGGTCCCCACCGTGAGGCGCCCGAC